CTTCAAATCAACGTGTGATTCTGACAAAAACGTTTCGTACATTAATTCTTTATTGGCATTTCCTTCTCCTGTGGCGTGTTTTTTGATTACTGTGGGTGGGATTGTAACATATTTGAATCCGGCTTCTTTGAGTTGTTTTTTGAGTATTCCAGTATTCTCTCCAATATTAAAAACTCTACCTGTCGCTGCAAATGCATAATCTTCCAAGTAAACTTTATCTACCCGACCATCAAACCACCGAATACATTCAATAGTCCAAGATGCAAGTTTACTAAATCTTTCAATTTCATCCGTATATTCTGGATAATCATATGCAAATATCTTACTTAATGATTTATGCGACTTGTTTTGTTTCAAAAAATGAAACTTACAATTTTCAAATTTTATCTCATTATCAATTATTTTTGCTACACATACTGCGGGCGATGTTAATGAATAATCAATTCCGGCGACAAATTTAATCTTCTTCAAAAAATTCGTCATAATAAGGTTCCATTAATATTCCACAAAAAGCACAATGAAATGCATGTTCTTCTTGTCTTGATCGTATGTCATCTGCTTCGTAAATCATGGTATATGTTGCATTACAATTATTACAATCTACATCCAATTCAACTTCCATGTCTCTCCGATTAAAGGTCTACAATTTCACACCCACCTTCTGCTGAACAGGCAAGCTCTTGTGATGCTATCGTATAATCTTGCTGTTCATAATTAGACAAAGTTGTCCAATCTACCTTCTTTGGTATTTTGACCAACAATTCATCATATTCTTTTTTTGTGCAATCTTGATACGGCGCTTGTCTATATGTATGTTCACTAAAAGGTAAGAATGAAATACCACTAATCGAATCAAAATTATTCCACACCCATGCACCAACATCAAACCATTCTGGCTCTTTAACAGAAACCGTAATAGATGGTTTATGTTCACACCAATGTTTTTGATATTTTGTCCAAAGATTTAATTGTTCAATCGCTGTCATATCTTTCCGACAAACAGCTCCTTTGGGACTTTCCATTGGAAAAGAAAAAACAGTTGTGTGGTCTGGTTTAGTAACATCTGGTTCATTTGGAAATTTCGCCTCTTTCATCATTTTGCAGAGGGGGTCTTTATTGTCCGCTCTTACAGTTCTGATATAATAAGGATTATGCCTGGCATGAATACCAGAAGCACTATCAACAAGCTGACTAACAGTACCACTAGGTTTGACACAAGTGATTGCGGCTGCCCGTGAAATTCCAAGTTTGTCTGCCCATTCTTTATTTGTTTCATATGCAACCTTTCTTAATTCTTCTAACAGGGGTTCTAGTCCCTTCTTTTTACCATTTGTTAATGAATTGTCTAATATGCCGGTAAGTGAGACACCCAACAGTCTTTCTTCAGTGCAATTGTTTTCCCATTCTTTTGTGAGATATCTGAAGTTGGTAAGAGTGGATTGGAAAGTGCCAAGGATTGTTGCAGATCGGACTTTCTTTTTAAGAGATTCAACATCGTCATGTCTTCTGACAACGCACTCACTAAGGTTGCAGAACTCTCTGCTTCTAAGTATAATCGCGCTACAGGGGTTAGTTCCAAAATCATCTCTAGGCTCTCTTCGTTTAACATATCCTCCGTTATCATCTTTTTCCCTTTCATTTAATAATGCTACTTGATTTTTTGCTGATACACCATTGTATACACCACGCTCTCCTGACTTTGAATCATAGAGAGATAACCATTCTCGCATGTAAGTCCCAACATCGGGCCGTTCTTTATAATTAACCGAATTGTTTGCTAGTGCTCGTTGTACATTAAGTTTATGCCATTCTCCATGTTTTGCAAATCTCATTTCTCTGTCATTGAGATCTGAAAGACTAATAAGAGCACTTCTACGAACACCACCTACCACAACTATTTCTGCAATTTTACAAACAATATCATGACATTCGATAGGTCTAAGTTTTCTCCCTGCCGAATCTTGAAATATTCTTGATGCAAAATGAAACAAATCATCTAATGGTTGTGGGCCAGAAGCTCTTCCACCAAATGTTTTTAAAGGTTCTCCTGCTCCACGAACTTTTGAAAGATCCCATTTTGGAATTTGACCTGTCCATAACAAACTCAATAATTCTTTGAATGCTTTTGCCCATCCAAGTTTTGAATCTGCAACAACAATTGTCGTATCAGTTGGATGAAATTCTTCTGCAACTAATGGTAACTGATTTACATATGTTGCTTCTACACTAAATCCGACACCAGTTCCATTCATAAGAACATAAAGAATTTCATCAAAAGAACGTGGACTGTCAACTTTTACGTAAGAACAATTATAACCAGCGACATTCTCTTTTCTGAGTGCATCTCCGGCAGTCATCAAACATCGCATAGAAGGCATAACATTTAATGCTAACACATCTTCTCTCAATTCTTCAACTACTCCATTTCCGAGATCATAATCACATGTTTCTTTAAGATGTTCTTGAAAAAAAGTAAAATAGCGGTCTACTGTTTCCCCCCATGTTTCTCTTCGTTTCTTATCGTAATCCCATCGTGCATAACGTGATAAATGAATGAATTGTTGGTATTGAGTTGGCAAGACGGCGGGATTGGTGGGGTTCATTTTTTTCTCCAAATAGCGAGGTGTGTTTTTGCAAGTAGACCATTGTGCGTGTTGTTATTTATTATTTTGATTAATCTGGATTCTTGAATGCTCGCAAGAACCATGTCGTTCAAATCTTTACAAGCAACAGATTCCGGCCAGATGCAAATATTCCAACCATTATCAATCACTTTTTCCATTCTAGAAATGATTTCTTTATTTCTAGGTTCATTGTCGAAAACTATCGTTCCTGTATGATTATCCAATGCACTTGAAATCTCAACTTGTGATTTCAAATTTACATCCGACCCTGCCATTGCGATACAATTCGGCAGAAACATTGAATCAAACGGGCCTTCAACAACATAAAATTGTTGTCCTAAATCCAGACGATCCAATCCGAATATCTTAGGGGAATCTTCGTCTATCTTAATCGTGATATAACGAAGCAGAGTGTTTGTAAACGCTCGTCCTTGAAACGTAACGTGTCGTTTATTTTTATCAAAGAAGGGAATTATTATTCGCTGTTCTTTTTCATTTAAATCATACTCACGTTTTGTTGTCTTTCTAACAAAACCTTTAAAGTCCTCTGTATAATATAGGTAACTTAAAAATTGAGGTGGGATTGCACGATTGATCAGATACTTCTTTGCAAAATGCTGGTCATCAAGATCACTAATTCGTGGAAGATCTATTTTAGTATGAAATACTGGTTTCTCATGTTTAAATACTGGGTCTTCTGTGTTTTGGCCTTTTCCTGTAACACCTTCTTTATATCTCTCTAAGACATATTGTTTGTGTAATTCACCATCAAGTTGTTTGAGAAAATTAGAAAAAGTATTACTTTGTCCACAATTATGACAACGATAAAAAAGGTCTGTCTTTTTTTGATACAGATAACCTCTTGCTTTAGTTTTACTTTTTTGAGAATCACCACAAAAAGGACATCGGAAATTATACAACCCTTGATGTTTATTTTTGAACAAGGGAAGCCTAGATGAAACTAAATTTACGTATTTTGTGTCAATATAAGAAGGCATAACAAATTTAAATAGAATTTTAATGTGATAGTATTATTATACCACATTATGTCAAAATGTCAAGTTTAATTATTTAAGAATTTTGGTATGATATTTGTCAATAACCATGCAATTGCTGTTGCGATACCAATAGTAATCCATCTCCATTTTTCAAGAGAGTCTACTTTTTTATACAACAATGATATATCAGATGATACTCTAGTTTCTGTTTTATCAATCATTTCTGTACACTTATCATGAAGATCACCAATTCGAGTATGAAGAATTTTTAATTCATCACGAACTTCATTATCACTTGTCTTATGTAAATCTTGTCCTGCAAGTAACCGGCCGATATTTTCTGAAAGTGCATTAAGTTTACTGGAAGTATCAGTCAACTTTTTCATCAAAGCATCAAGTTCCTTAGTACGAAACTCATCTTTGATTTTTAAAGTTTGGATTTCAGTTTGAAGATTGTGGATAGATTCTTGATCTGGCATGAGTTACCTCTGATGGTTTTGCTTCTTTTATGAACTGTTTACAAAAAAAGGCAAAGGCTTTTGGTGCAAAAGTGTTCGTATGCACCGACCACGATTCTCCATTTAGTTCTGGATCGTGCCCATCATTATGTATCTCTAATTTATTATCTTCATCATCTGTGACTTTCCATGTAGTCCTTGATTTAAGTATCCACTCGCCATCCATAACTTGTTCAATTGAATCATCTGCGTTTAATTGCAGATATTCTTTAAATTTCATCATTTTTCACTACCATGTCTAAGATATTGCATACAACCAGTACTAGAATCCATCACTATAATGGGTTTTTTAGGATATTTTCTTGCAAACGCACGAATATATTCTCCGGCTTCATTTTCACCAACATAACCACTATAACGAGTATATTTCTTTTTACCCAAACGTGATTTTTGAAAATATGTGGGATCTATAGCAAATACATCTATTCCCCCAAACCTTTTCATAACTAATCCTTTTGGTGGTTTTTTCAACAAAGGAATTCCTCTTACCGCTAAATTTCCACCACCCATTGCCGTAGTAGGAGAATCCTCATTTAATATATCTTCAAATTTTTTCAATGTTGCAGAATCAAATACCAAATCATTATTATACATTTTTTCAAACTGATCAAAGAATTGTAATTCTAATTCTTCTTCTGTAATCTTATATCCGTCTTGTTGTTCTTTGATTAACCAAAGTGCGGCTGCATAAGATGCAAGGCGTGTTTTACCCAAAGGTATCTTACCTAAAATCTTTTTGAGATTCCATACCAAAGTATCAGAAAGATTATATGCATCTTTCTCTTCATCACCTTCTAAATCTCTTCTTCTCTTGAGTATCTTTCCTTTTTCATCAATAATACCCAATTTAAAAGCGGCTGTCTTATTGAAGGGAGTAACCAGTTTTTTTAAAAACTGATAGACAAAATATATGTTCCCGATTCCTGCAAGAATTCCC